ACCCTCTCCCCTTGCTTCCATGAATATAGTTGTGGCGAGACACGCCAATGCTTGGTCTATCATAGCAACCTCCTTAAATAAGAAACCAGTTACCTAGTCTTTCTTTTGGTTTTTTGCTTTTTCTTCTTCGTGTTTGATTAGTTCGTTAAGATACCATTGGGCTTTATACAAGTCCTCTAGTCCGTTTTTGAATGGATATCGCCATACATATTTAATTATATTAGCCACGCATACTGCTGCGATTCCTAATAAATGTTTTGTTGCTTCAGCGATAGCATCAATGCACTCTATCTTTCCTTGAGTGTAGTGTGATGGGTGATTTACGTTATCTTTTGGTTTGACACCTTTTTTATAACTTATTAGAATTTTCTTCATTCTAGTCATACTTCCTCCTTTACAAGAGTTAATAGTTCCTCTATGTTACCTTCGTTTATCACGATTGCCAAGCCTTGATTTGCTTTTATCTGGTCGATGTTGTATTTTTGCAACGCAGTGATTGTACCCTTTCCTGCTTTACATTCTATAGCGATGAACCTGCCTTTGTAGCAAGCGATGATGTCAGGTACTCCACTTCTCCCATATCCTCCAGTTTGAGGGGAAAAATGATAGCACTTTAGGTCGTCTAGAATTTGTTTTACTTTCTTTTTTACTTTTGCTTCTGGTGTCAATCTTGTCTCCTTTGTTTGTCGTTCCACCTCGTAGTGAATCTAAATCTATCTGATGTATCACCAATATAAAAGCATTAGGTTCTACTTGCCACGCAATATTTTCTAGTTCTTTGTATTCATCAGGACAGATATAAAAGTCTGGTGGTACTATGGATTGATAGATAAGTGGTGGTGTATCTTGGTAGTTTGCTTTCGCAAAGGGTAGTTTCATTTTAATGAAGATAGGTAACGTACTTTCTGTAAATGTTCTAAAATAATCTTTAGCCACACATACTTTGTAGTTACCATCTTCTATCCACATAGCTACTCGCCAGTGGTCTTTCAGTTTGTGATGTTGCATTGGTTCATACTCTGAGTATGCCATAGGTCTCCTTAGATTCTTTCCATCGGTCTGCCATTTACTTCTACAATATGCGCCCAATCACTAGATTGAAATGTTCTGTCTTCATGTGAAAATGTTTTGTACGTAAAGGCTTCTTCTTGTGTTAATACTTTTTGTCTGAAGTCATCTCGTACCTTATCATAAAAATATATGGGTGTCTTTTCACTAGGGTCTTCCCCATACCAATATTGGCTTCCAGTACCTTTCTTTAGGTCTATTTGTCGTTGGTGCCAATTCTTCACGTTGCCAATATTAATTGCGTGCATATAAGAATAGATAGCGCCTACAGGGTCTTGTTCTAATAATCCTTTAAACTCATATTCCATAATAGAATAGTCTCGTAAGCTAGTATACCTTTCATCTACGAAGTTCATATAGTCTGAAAGAAAAACATCAATCGGCATAGCTTTCATAAATGTTTTCGCTAAATTAAGTTTCTCCTCATAGGGTTTCATATGTTCAGTCATACGTTTTCTATCAGGTGTTTTACAGTGTACCACATATTTACTACTCTCATGTAGTTCTTTAGTTTCAAGGTTGATACGTAAGCCTTTAAAGACAGGCGTAATTTCTTTAGTACCTACCCATTTTATTATCACACCACCATGCGCCTTACTTTGCGTAACCCACTTTCCTCTACCTAAGAAATACCAATTAAGTGAATTAAGATTAGATATCCAAACATTATTAGTAAATTCAAAAGTATTATCAGGTCGCATGATACCTAGTTCAACACTGTCGTGGATATGAAACCATGTCTCTCCGTTATCTTGTTTTACTGGGATAAAAAATCTATCTCGCATAGTACGTTTAGCATATGGATATTCATTAGTACCTCTCCATGCAGGCACCGATTTTGTTATTTCCATTAAGTCTTTGTAGTTCATTCGTATTTCCTCCCTAGTTCTTCAAAAAGTTTCTCTAATGACTTCGGTTCAAAGTCGTGTTTATTAAAATCAAATATTGTTTTTTTACCGTTGGTATGTTTGACATACCCTTTCACTCTTACACTACTTACTATAATTTCTTTTTGTTTCTCTTTACTCATCTATTCCCCCTGCTTGTTGAATTACATACTCTAATCTTATATCAGTTAATAGTTTCTCTAACTGTGGTATTGTTTTCTTAAATCGTCTAGCATAGTGCCAGTTGATACGATGCGATTCTTTACTTCTAACTTTCATTTTCCATGCTATGTTGTTTATCTGTTGCATGATTGCATTTCTTTCTTTTGCTAATTCTAATGTTTGTGTTGTATGCACTTTAATTTGTTCTCCAATATGAGCATTTACTACACCCATGGATTGACCAAAGAATATCCTGTCTTTAGTTCTCATCTTAGTCATCTTTCTTAACTACCTTTCCACTTGGGGGTGTAAAGTCTTTTGCTTGTGTTACTAACCATAAGGTCGGTACTGATATGTTCCATTTAATATCTGCTTCCAAGTATCCGTCTGTGAATACAATGACTGCCTCTGAATTAACTTTCTTAGCGTTGATGTAATCACTCACGCATGAAACCATCGTACCTCCACCACCTTGTGGTTTAAGAATATCTTTAAGGTTGCCATAATCCTCAGGACTAAACACTTGTTCCCCATGCACTTCGGTATCCCACCACAAAACTCTAACTTTGCTTGGGGTACACACAGAACATATAGATGCCAGTTCTGATGCAAACTCAGTAAGGGCTACACCATCAATAGAGCCTGATGTATCTATCGCAACCACCAACTCTCCGATACTTTCGTTCTCCATGCTTGGCATATAAATATCATTTGCCATAAGTCTTTTGTTAAACCTACGCCATGTATATTCATCTGAACCTCGTGTAGCCGACGTAACAAATTCACGTAGTACCTCACGCCAATCTACTTTAGGTTCAAGTAATTCTTGGATAGTGCGAGGTATCTTAGCACCCATACGTCCTGCAAGTATGCCACCCTCACGCAAGGCTTTATCAATCTTACTGGATAGTTCCTTAGCTTCTGCCTCTGTCATATTCTGACTAGATTCAAAGTCGTGGTCGTCAAGTGTTTTATATTCGTTTCCACCTTGGGGTGTATTGTTATCTTGTCGTTGTTTCTTTAAGTCTTCGTACACCTCACGCACCGACCAATTACGATACTTTGCGTCGTATAGCCTGTCCTCAGGTAATGTTAGAAACGACCTATCATTTAGATTTAGGATAATATCATTTACAACATAATCTGCTGATGCATTGATAAGCATGGGTTCGGCTTTAAATTCTTTCTTGAACCTTTGTATATGCTTTAGTGCAACGTGTAAGTTCTCATGTAATACAAGCCCACGTAGCTCTGCGTCTGATAGTTTAGATATAAATTCACGACTGTATCTTTTATTGACGCCATCGGTATATGCAGTAAACTTTTCGTCCTCAACGCTACTCTTACCCATTAACATCACGCCTGAATATAGTGCAGTCTCAGGGTGTTTCATCAACGAGATATGAGCTTTCTTAAGTCTTGTCTCTTGCGATGCCATGTCTATCTCCTATTAAAATAATTCGTGATTCTCGGTAGCCCACTTAGCAATTTCCATATTGTTTCTAGCTAGTTTCACTCCGTCCTTATGACGTACCATCATCGTAAAGAATACTGCTTGTAGCTCTGAGCTTTCAATACGATTAACAAACTTCATAAACTTGGATAAATCATCTTGTGTTTTAAGATTGTCTGTCGCTTGGAACATAAGCATAAGCACTGCTGATACTTCCGTAGGAATTCTAATATCCGATGGTTTATCTAGTATGTCCTCAAACCTTGGTAGTTCCTTTTCTAGTTTCAAGAACGCACTCATGTCTGCCGATGCACTAGCACCAATAGTCCCTGCCAACGCACACATAACTGCGTTATCTCCTAGTGCGTCTCGGTTCTTCACAATGACTGACGCTTTAGCTAGTGAACGAGGGGATACAAAAGATAGGTTTGGTCTACTAGGGTGGAATATGTATGGATTATCTTCTTGCCCACCATCAACATAGCTTGCCAATGAACGTGGAAACATATGAACCCATGCTCTAATCAAAGGTTGGACTGCATTGTTATTAGCCCACTTCAACCATGCATCAACATCAGGCTTTTGCATCTTCAATATACATACACGATTGCCTGCATGAGCTAACATACTGTCCCCTACTCCGTCGCTTGCATTATTAGATGTTGCAAAAACTATGCTTCCACGTGGTAGTGGATTGTCCCCTACAGTTCTCTCCAACATTAACCGAGTGAATATAACTTGCAACAGCTTAGGGCTTTTCATAAACTCATCTAGCAAGATGACCTTAGGCTTAGGGCTATCCATTTTAAACAAACTACCCACGTATGTATCTAGTGTTTTACTGTCATGGTTAGGAATAGTCATAGCTATGTCTGACATATCTTTCACAGGACAATCTACATAGATGTAATCATACTCATCTCCCATATCCTCTTCCAACATCTTAAGCAATGAGGTCTTGCCACAACCTGGCTCAGATTGAATGACAGGTGTTAGTTCCTTACCTATCGTCGGTATTAATATTCTTAGCTCATCTATTGTTACTGTGTTAACTGTATTTATTGCACTCATGTATATCTCCTAGAATTTAAACTTATTTAGAATGTCATCAACGTGGCTCTTAACTTGCTCACGTATCGCATCACTCTCTCTAATAACATCACTATCTACTCCTGTTAGGGTTCTCTCTAACATACTTACTGCACTTACTAACTTATTACTTAACTCATTGTCTATTGGTTTAAACTTCTTAAACGTAACGCAAAGTTCTCTTGCTTTTTCTATCGTTGATTCATATATCTTACGACGTTTAATTTTGATTCCACCCGTAGATGTATCCGTAATTTCATCTGCACCACAACAATGTGAAATACTTTCCATCACTTCTGTTAGGCGTTCTACTTGCTGATTTAAGATGCC